TGCTCGTTATTTAAGAGGTAAAACATGATTGACACAATAGAGCAGTTACATGAACAGTACACAAAGTTCATGAAGCGTTCGCGAGACTTTTATAAGGACTGGTTCGAAAGAATCAAGGATGATCGCGAATTTCTTTTTGGGAACCACTACAGCGACGACGACGACAAACGCCTGGGCAAAACACGAATGAAAGGTCAGGTCGATATAATTTCTAATACAGTACGTTCCATCGTTAACCAGTACGCGACAAATCCATACACCTGGAATACTAACGACGACTCTGTAAATCCAAGCACAACCAAGTTCTTGCAAGAATCAAACGTTAAGTCCAATATTATCAACGGCCTAAGAAACGGCGTTTCTTACGGTTTAGGCTTTTACGTGATCTCTACAGTAGTTGACGAAATCGGGAATACAGTCCCTACTTTGTACTCGATTCCAAAAGTGACCAACGTTTATTTTGACCCGGACTCTACACAGGTTGACGGATCAGACGCTAGACAGTGCGTTATTGTGGATATCAAGTCCAAAGACTGGATCAAGAGTGAATACGGCGAAGAGTTTGTAACTGACAAGGGTCAGAAGCCTTATTTCGATATCGAAGACAACTATAGCGATGAAGAAATGCCGATTATCACGTACTACTATAAAGAAAAGAATGTGGTCAACATTTACAAGCTTTTAAACGACCAGATGTTGGAAGAACCTGTTCAATGGATTATGGATCGTTTGCCCGTAGTTCCGGTATATGGCGAAGAAATCTATAAAGACGATAAAATTACCTACCAGGGAATTGTACGCCAGTTAAAACCTATCCAGAAGCTCGTGGACTACTCTTATAGTCAGTTATGCGAAAGACTAGCTAAATCCCCTAAAAACGCATGGATTGGCACAAAAGAAGCTTTAGAAGGCTACGAAGAATACTATAAGGCGTTTGACAAGTCCGTTAATCCGTTGCTCATATACAATAAGTATGACGACAAGAACAACGCGAACGAAGCGCCTACCCGTCAAGACATGACGATACAATACGCTGACCTCACGACCCTTTTGCAGAACGCCCTAGGTTTAGCCCAGTCAGTAACCGGAATTCAGTCCATAGGCCTTCCAGACACACGTACGGAAGTCACAGCGACAGAAGCCCTTCTCAATATCAAATCCTACGCGAACAATATCAGGCACTTCTTCGAAAACCTTAAAGAAAGTTTCAAGTCCCTTGGTGACGTGTTTATGCAGTTGATGGGTTTCGACTGTAAGGTTTCTGTGGAACAGGGCCCAGAAGACGAAATGTCAAGACAGACAGCCAGGGCAGAACTCATGCAGCTTACCCAGCTATTGCCAGAAGACCAGAGAATTGAACTTGTCGGGGCAATCACCAGGACGATGGATAACAACGACTATGTAAGACAGTTTAACATGAACATTTTCAACGGCCAGAATCCAGAAGTCATGAGAATGCAACAGCAAATGCAACAAATGCAAATGCAGTTCAAGCAGCAGATGGACAAGATGGTGGAAGACCGTAAGGCACTAGAAATGCAGTTGCAGCAATCCCAGTTGCAGGTTATCGCCCTTGAAAACAGCAACAAGAACAACCTTGTAATTACTCAAATGCAAATCCAGGCTGAACTACAGAAGAAGGCCATGGAATTACAGGCAAAGGCTGAGGGACAAGATAAAGAAAACCTTATGAAGCTCGAACAAGAAGCCATGAAGCAGCAGAACGAAAACGCACGTAATGTAGCCAAGATCCAGGCTGAAAACAATCAGAGAATCATAAACGCAATTAGATAAGAGGTTATAAATGCTTGCAATATTAAATTCAAAACCAATTTACGACAAATCCGGAAGGGTCGTGCACGGTCGTTTCTATGTGTTCCAGAAAGATACAGACCAGAAGGCTAAAATCTACCTATACGACGAAAACAACAGCCTTATACAAGGTGCAAACCCTGTTTATACTGATAATTACGGTTATCCAGAGTACGACGTAATCTTGGACGACAATATTTACTCCATAGTAGTAGAATCCTATATCGGCAACTATTCAGACCCAAAACAGGATGAACGCCCTGAAATGTGGGAAATTTCTAATACCTACTACGAAGGCTACGTAAAGAACTCTGACGAGACCCCAGAAGTAGTATATGGAATAAACAGCCTGGCAGACGCTGACATAGCAAAACAGAAAATCGACGTCGTTGGCTATTATAACCCGTTCGACTGTGGTTTAAGAACATACGTATGGGATCCTGATTGCCTTGCTATGCCTGACGGTGGTTATGTACTCGGAAGTAATAAGGAATCTACCGGAAGATGGATTTTGTTAAATGACCTTCCTTGGATCCCTTCTGAGTATTATGGAGTATATCCGGGCAAGACTTCGAACATGAACAACCTAGTTTCAGCCCCTAAATACATAAACGGTTCTGCGCACGTTTATTCGCTTCCTAACGCGATTAAATTCGCTACTGGTGAATATGAACTTCCTACTAATATGGTTCTTGCCTTCGACCGTTCTCTAGTTGTCGATAATAAGACCAGTTTCGGGACTAAATACACGGTAACATGTAACGGTGTAACACGTTTTGGCGAGCGTACAAACACGTCTATAGGCAAATTAAAGCTTCCGTCAACAACTCCGGCTCGTTTGTCATGGTTCCCTGACTACGACTCTTTCCTTGACTGTGGCGCTAAATCCTTGCATATCGACTGTGATCTGCCATCCATATACCTGACGGGTACTCACACGATGGAAAACTGTACTTTCTATTTCGAAGGCTACAATTTCCAGACTATGGGCGGCTCTCTTACACTTGACAACTGCTCGATCGAAGGCGCAACTTCAAATAATAACGGTTTCTCGTCCGACGTAGTGTTTAAAAACATGTACTACACAGATAAATACATGTGGTCAGGTTCAAACGCTAATGTAATTCAGAACTGTACTTTCAACGTTTTGGACTTCAAGTCAATAGACAACTATGTGGAAGCCGTTATAAAGACTGGCGGTAATACGCTTGACCTTGCTGGTAAAACTGCTACTAAGAAATTTACCATTCCAGACTCTGTTTCTGCATTTTACCTTTCAAACGGTGATTTCAAGAACGTAGAAGTCGGTTTTACTGGATCTACTATAAAGAATGTCATTATACAGAAGGCCAACGTGAACTTCACGAAGTTGTCAGGGAAAGAAACCCTACAGCTGACAGACTGCCACGTTTATACACCTACAGAGACCAAGGCTTTTGCAATTACGTCTTCTAATTCCACTATTACTAACTGTACGGTTCTTGACTCGCTATGGCTAGAAAAGACCTATGTTACTGGCAACACTACCGTAGGAACCACTTCTGGGCGTAACTCGACTATAACGGCGACACAGTGCAACCTTGCAGGCGAAGTAATTGGAAAGACAATTAGTATAAGACAGTCTATGTGTGGTTTATCTGTGAAGGGCTATGACACGATCTATATGGATAATGTCTCGGTCGGCGGTGAAGTCTATATGTACGGCACAGGTTCCGTTTCGATCCATAACTCAATATGCAACGATAAGGTTACTGCATATAGACTAGGACTGATCGCTACTACTGTTAACGGCGAATGTAGGGGCTTTATAACAGATGTTGTAAACTGTAACTTCATGGGCGGTTTATGGTGTTCTGAATTCTACAACGAATCTACAGCCCGCCTTGAGATCGTCGCAAGTATCACTGGCTGTACATTCCACGGACCAAATGCAGGTATAACCCTTAAGACTCTCTCGTCTTCTGTAAACCAGGTAATATTGAACGGTTTCTACGTTAACGGCAATACGTTCTTGCAGTCTGGAAACCATGACGGTATATCTTTACAGGTGTTCAACGGCGAGGAACGCTATATTCACGACGACCCTACACTACACAGGTGGTCATGGGAAGGCAACTCTGGAAACTGCCTACAGCCTTACTGGATTGGTTCAAAGGCTCTTACACAAGGTATTCACCAGCTTGACGGAATTCGTTTTATATTCTTCGGAATCAATGGTTATACTGTAGGAAATACCCCAAAAATAATTCCTATGGAAATGGAAATGACTCTGGTAGAGAACAAGACTACAGCTACTACTACAAGCAAGTATCTGTTCGGTATAGG